TTAAATCAGATTACGAGCAAGCATTATTAGATTATAATAATGTTGCTAATATGTGGAATAAATATTTAGAAGATAGAGATAGATTTAGAATTAAATACTTTAATCAAGGTGATGACATACTCTATGAGAAAAATAAAAGAATGACACCTGGGTTCAAGATACCCAAGAAGAAAAAAGATACAATAGGAGGAAATGTAAATGGAAAATAAAAAACAATTATACAAACACCTAGTAGTAAACAAAGAAACTAAAGATATCTTCTACGACATAGAATATATATTGAAGAAGAAGGACCAAAAAGCATTACAAAATGATATTGTCAGAAGAGCATTAATATTACTTAAATTAGAATTAGACAACGAAAAGGAGGTAGAATAGAATGAAAACATTAGAAATTATTTTACTAATTTTAGCTTGTGTATTTTTAATTACAACAATAGCAGGATTTGCAAGTAATAGCTCAGTGACAACAAATGATTGTTCGATAGAAAAAGAATTAAATCAACAACTTTGTTATAACACAAATGAATTAGTAAATCTAAGTAATGGATTAGGTATATTTATCAATGATTACTGTATTGCTGGAACTGACATAGCTCCACTCTCAGCAGATATACCATATTTAGATTGCTCACAACTATAAGTGTTATTATATAATTAATTATTTATTTTTATTTTTTATCATTATATAATTAATATAAAGGTTTAAATACTCTAAGTATTTATATATATTAAGGCAAAAGGGAACTTAGTTCCTTGTCTAAACTAAAACAGGAAACAAAAAAAAATGGAAACAAAACAAATAAAAGAAAGACTACTTAATGTCTTCAGTGACATTGAAAAGAACAAGAATGAGAATGCTCTATTCTTATTAGATTCAGTTCTTAAGTCAATCGAAAAGTCGGAAGCTCCTTCTGACATGCAAAGATTAATAGAACAGAAAGAGTCTATTAAGATAACTAAAAATACGAAAGGATTCAATTATGAATTCAGAGTTCTGGCAAAAGAGAATGTTGATTTACTTACTCAAGTAGATTATATACAAAAAGAACTTGCAGAAAGAGTTAAATCATGGGAGGTTCAAAAATGAACTACGATGAAGGGATTTCAAAGAATAGAACACTTGTAGAAAACGGAATGGATATTTTAAATTCATTCTATGAAGCACTTAAGGTTGCCGGTGGTGCTATTGAGATGTTTGAATTGAAAGAAATGACTGCATATGAACTAATGTCAGTGTTAGCTACTAACAGCATAAGATTTAAATATGTGAGGAAAGAAGAATGAGTGAGTATTGCTACCAATGCTGTGGATGCGGTGAGTTTAAGGAAGATTGCGAATGTAAATCTTTCATAGACCCAATGTCTCCACATAGAGAACCAAATGCATTGGAAGAAGAAGTAGTTGATGACGGAGGACATGCAGATTATCTGTTTGACCAAATGAAAGATGACTTAGCAGAAAAAGAATACGAGGCTTTAGATACTAAAGTAAAAGAACAATTAAACCAAGGTAAGACAGAGGTGTCAAAATCGCATACATATGCAGATACTGTTTAAAGGAAGTTATTGACTTTAATCACCTTTGTGAGAAACAAGAAAATAAAGTTAGTTGGAATGGTCACATAAGACGGACACAAAAGAACTCGATACGAGGGAAAGGAATAAAAAAGAAGGGAGGAAAAAAATAAAATGAAAAAAGAAGAAATAAGAAAAATTATAAGGAACGAATTTGATGAAGTTAACATTCGTGAATATCACGATGCTGACGAAATAGGAGAAGCATCTTTTAATTGTGAAGATGGTACAATATACTTTATACCAAAAGAGAAGTTTCCAAAAATTTTTGAATTATCTCTTGGAAGAAAAGTTGAAGTTGAACGTAACGGTAGAATATGTTTTGATTTACCATATGAAACTACAACCTTTACATTAGATAATGCATATGGTGGAGTTAAAGAATTAGAAGCACTTTATGCAGCAGTAAAACTTTCAAAAAAATTAAGTGAGTAATTTAAATTTAAGGGCAATAGGAGATTTGGTTTCTCACGGGTTCGCTACTCGTAAAGCAGGTTCGAATCCTGCATTGCCCATTCGGGAGTTCAAATTTGCAGATATACATGCAACACTTTAGAAAGCATTAGGAATGAATGAGCACTAAAGGAGCCCGACAATGTATTTCTGACACCTCGGAAAGATGAGGAATTATAATGAAACAAATAAACATAGAAAAACTAAAAGAAGAATTAATTAGAAAAGCAAAGTTACATCATTGTAATGAAGATTTTGTAAAAGAAATGCTTGAAATAATAAGTTTTTATACTTATAGTCGTTTTAGAACCTGACTCCGAGGAAAGACTCGGGTTAATGCAGTATGGCCTAATGGATTTTAAGGCACAAGACTCATGCTCTTGAGACGGTGGTTCGATTCCACCTACTGCAATCAGACTAAAATGTTGCTATACAAGCACTTACCAAGCATCAAAATATATGTATAGTTATTTAGGTAACCTTAGATAAGTTACGAACATCGGTCTGGGCTGATGGTGAAGCGGTATCACGATTCGTTTGCAACGAATGGTTTTGGGTTCAACTCCCAATCGGTCCATTTCTTATCTATATAGATATCAAATAAAACTTTATAAATAAACAATTATTAATTCTATCATGGTTAATAAAATTAATAAAAATATATTGAAAGAGATTGAAAAAATATTAGATAAAAATAATGTTTCTGCAATACTAAAAGTTCCAGGACACGGAACATTTAGTATGTTTCAATCCAATGCAGATAAACTAGATTTATTAGAACTTGCTGACATTGAAATTAAAGTTATGGATAAACTAAAAGAGTTGGAAGTCAGTGACAGAGTTGAAGAAGCTAAATTTAAAAATAAACCTGAATCAAGGAGGGTGCCTTCCTATGTATGACCATATTACTTCAGGACCTTATGGTGGAAGAGACAGAGAAGTATTCGATATAGAAGATTGGTTAATCTTACATCATCCAAGAGTATTAACAGAATTTAGAGAATTCAAACATACATATTTAATAAATGAGGATAACGAATGGGACGAAGAAGAGTAGAAGAAAAACATATACCAGTATCATGTAGTGTGTTACCGCATCAATATATTTTCATAACTACTACACAATCATTTAGTTTATCTAAATTTGTACAATTATATTTACAAAACTATATGGACTTAACAGAAGATTTTAGACAAGTGGAAAGGGAGGAATATAAAAATGACGAAAAGACAAATGAATGAAATCGAATTAAAAGTTTCTAATGCTAATCTAGCTAAAATGGAAGAAGAAACTGTTTACTTAAAGGACGTAATGTTACCTAAAAACAAATTAGCATTACAATTAGCACCTCTAGAATATGAATTTCAAGTTAAAGAGTTACAAAGTAAGGTAGCTAAGATTGAAAAGACAGTTGACTTTAATATTAAAAATATTGAGATATTAAAAGACCAAATTCAAAATGGAATAGAAGATTCAAAGGAGGATAAGGAATAAAATGAGTGATATTGATATATTAAGACCTTTAACAGTAGAAGAGAAAAGGGATATGACACCATTGAATGCTAAGACGTTAATAGATTATTTTTTAGCTAAAGTTGCTAAAAAAGTAACAGAATACCAAAAGAAAAAGAGACCATATGATTCATATGGAGCAAGAATGGATTTTGAAGCGAATGTACAAGCTAAAAAGCATGAAATGATTAGTGCCATTGATAAGTCTTCAATAGCTAAACTAGATTTCGGAGATTTAGATGTTTATGCTGACCCAGCAAGATTTACTTTTATAGAAAAGAAAGAAGAACTACAAATCAGATTAGTAGTAGGAATTAAGCAAGAAGTTTCAACAGGATATAGATATTTTTTCAAAGCAACAGGAAGAGGAAATAAATTATCTATTGTTATAAGAAATGACGAACTTGAGGACTTTGAACAATGGTTTGAAGAGTACTTTGGTGAGAAAAAGGAAGTTAAGGAAAACACTGAAAAGGTAACTAAACAAAAGACTACTAAATAAATTTTTTATTTTACAAATGGAAGCAAAAGAGTATACAATCATAGATAAAGACGGGACAGTAATAGTCCTGACTGAAGATAGGATTAGAGAACTCACTTCCAGATTTATTGAGAAGTGCGGTGACCAAGCTGTTTTATATGAAGATTTTGGTATGAATACTAAAGTTGTACAATTACTAATCGACATAAAGAAAGCTTGGTATCCAGCTACTCAAAAGAATGTTAACCTTAATGTGGAAAACTTTGATAATAAGTTAAAGTTGTGGATGGATGCTCGTAAAGAACTTAAAGAAGCACAAAATGAACCCACACTTAACGCTTGAGGAACTTAGAAACGATGAAAGTTTACTATTAGATTTCTTTGAATTCTTTTTACAGTATAGACCGCATTCATATCAGAAAGCATTTCTTTTAGAGTGTTTAAATAAAACTCGTATTGCTGGTAAGTGGTGTCGGCAGTCAGGTAAATCATTTACTGTCGCTGCATATACATTAATGAGAGCAATAATTGAGAAGACAACAATTATATTAGTTTCTCCAACACAGAATCAGTCAAATGAATTATTAAGTAAAGTAAAAGAATTTATTTATGATAATCCAGAAGTACAAACACTAATTAAAATAGATACTAAACAAGAGATTACATTTAGTAATGGAAGTAGGATTATTAGTTTACCATCAGGAATTGAAGGTAGAACAATTAGAGGTTATACATGTGATATACTAATCATTGAAGAAGCAGGTGTAATGGAGGATAAAATTGTTAATTCTGTATTAGTTCCAATGCTTGCTTCTAAATTATCTAAAGGACAAATCATTAAGATTGGTACTCCATTAATTAGAAATCACTTTTATAGAAGTTGTTTTGAAGATAAAAATTATAATGTTATAAATGTTATATGGCAAGATTGTGTGAAAGTAGGACAATATTCACAGGAATTTATTAATGAACAGAAGATTGAATTAACAGACATTGAATTTAGAACAGAATATGAGGCAGAATTTATTGATGCTGGTATGATGTTCTTTCCAATAGATGTATTACATAAATGTAGCTTAAATTACCCGTTATTCCCAGAATTATAAAATGATACAAAAAGATATAGTAAAACCAACAGGAGAATTGAATCCTAAATCGACATACATATTAGGGATTGACCCAGCACGAACAGGAAAAGATGAAACAGCAATTGTAATATTAGAACAGCTACCTTTTGATGTAAATGTATTTGTTGTATACATGGAGACATTACACACTCCTAAATTAGATATGGCAATAGGTAGAGTTATGTATTTAGATAAGTTTTTTAATTTTAAAAAGATTATAGTAGATGAAACTGGTTTAGGTGCAGGAGTAAGTGATATATTACAAAGTAGATTAGGAGGAAGAGTAGAAGGTATTTGGTATACTCAAAAATTAAAAGCAGAGATGTTCAATAATCTAAAAATACTTATGATGCGTAATACAGAAAAGTTATATATACCAAATTATTTAGAAAATCCTAATGCTATTGTTAAAAAAATGTATTATCAATTCTTATCGATTTATCAAGAGTATAAAGATGGTGATGCAACAAGAACACCTAAAATTAAGCATGAAGATAGGAGTCACGATGATATAGTTAATGCAATTGCTCTTGCAGCAACATATTTTAAAGTAAGTGGCACAAGGTCTAAAGGATACCATCTAGCTGGATTCAGTAATGCTTAACTATATAGATATTAAATAAACATTTATAAATAAATTTCAATTTAAGTTTTTATAATGGTTACTCCACAAACACTTCATAATGGCAGACAAAAGTCCTTCGGCATATTTAATATATAAGGACAAGAAAAAGTTAAAAGAAAGTGTGAACATTGAGGAGTTTAAAACTGAACTTACTTCTGAAGATGGACATGATTATTCTAAAAATAAATTTAAAGAAAAGCTTGGTGAACCTCATCCATTTAATTATTCTGTAGTCGAAGGACTAGAAAAGAAATTTGGAATTGTTGGAGCCATTGAAGATAAGATTTGTGATTATACATTAGGTCCTGGATTATTTATAGAAAGTGAAGATAAGGACGTAGTAGAATTATTAGAAAAATGGATACGAAAAACATATTTAGAAATATTCTTACGTCCTTGGTTTAAAGCAGGACTAGGTAAAGGTGCTGGATATTTAGAAGTAGCTGGATTATCTGATATTGAAAAAAGTGAAGAAGTAAAAGTAGTTGATTCCGGAACAATGTATACGAAGAGAGATAAATATGGTAAGATTATTGAACATAATCAGTATATAGGTGATGTAACAAAAGTTATTGATGATGATAAAATAATATCTTTAAAGTTAGGTGAAATTGTACAATTAAATATTAATCAAGTTGGTAATTCTTCTTATGGTATGGGAATTGTATTTTCTGCTATTTCTATAATAAATGATTTATTAAATATTCAAAGTTCTTCTCATAAAATAGCTAGTAGAAAAGCTAATAGTCCAATTCATGCAAAAATGGGTAATGCTGAGAAGGAAGATTATCCTTCGCAGTCTGATATAGATGGTTTTGGTTCTAAGTTGCAATATATGAATGATAGTACAGAATGGGTAACTGGTCCTAATGTTGAAATAAAAGTAATAGATTTTGGTAACATTGGAGATAAGTTTGAAGCACTTTTTGCTAATGATATGAAATTATTATCTTATGCTTTTCAAGTACCTGAATCAATTTTAGGAGCAGATAAAGGATATGTAGGTGCAGCAGAAGTTCAAGAATCTGGATTTGAAAAGAATATTAAGGCATATCAAAAGCAAATTGGATATGTACTAAAGACTCAAATATTCGATATATTATTATTGCAAGAAGGAAAAACTGATGTTGAATATAATGTTATATGGGGTCAACAAGACGAAGAAGATAAAAATCAAATTAGAACATCAATAAAAGAAGTGTTAGCAGTAGCAACATTAAGTCCTGGTATGAAAGTTGCTTATGAAAAGAAATTAGCATTATTAGACGACATAGAATATGATGAAGTAGCTATGGAAAATGAAAAAGAGAAGCGTAGAGAGAATAGAGAAGGTAAAAAAGAATTTAATAGACAAGTACAAATGGCTCAAATTGCTCCTGTAAAAGCAAAAGAACATATCTGCGGTGAATGTTTACATGATGAAGTATTAGACTTTCATGTAAAAGGATTATGTCCACAGGAAATAGAGTTAGAATTGTCAGAAAGATATGACGCAGATAATTTATATGAATTAATACTAAAAGAAATAGACCAATTTGAAGAAGAAATTCCAATGGAAGATTGGGTTGGAGAATATGTTCAATATAAAGCAGATGTAATTAGTGCAGTAGAACAAGACCCATTTGAATTATTAAAAGCAAATAGTGCTAAAGAAAGAGCACTTGGTAAGTTAAATAAAAGACAAATAGAAGATATGAGAGTTATTATGAAAGATGGATTTGAAAATAAAGATGGTATTAGAAAGATTGCTAAAAAGATTGATAAGATAGGATTAAAAGATAGATATACAATAAATGATAAAGGTGAAAAGGTATTGTCAATTAAAAAAGAGCATAGAGCAATGATGATGGCAAGAAGTGAGTCAGTTAGATTAAGAGCAGAAGGACAATTAGTAAGTTATAAAAATAAAAATATTCCATTAGTTCAGTTTGAATTAGTTTCAGCAAGACCTTGTCCTGAATGTGAAGCTTTAGATGGTAGTGTTCAAGAAGTTAATGGAGCATCTGGAATAATTCCTGTTCATGCTAATTGTAGATGTAGATGGGCTATGGTGAAGGAGTAAAATGGAAAGACCAGAATGCGCTGTTCCAGGATGTAAAAGAGGTGGAATGTTTATGTATTGTAGACGATTAATTTGTGGTGAATGTTTAGCTGCTAAATATATTAAAAAACAAGATGACCAATGGGAGGAATTTATTAAAAAATAAAATGCCACCTATCCGAATCCCTGGGACGGGACAAATCATATTTGTTAATAATAGAATTGGAGACATTGTTTTAGACTTAGGTGAATATCCAGAGATTGATGATGCAATTAGTCAAGAAGATATTTTAGTAATTGGTAATTGGGAAGATTATTCTGGCTCGGGAACTATTGGTCCTCAGGAAGCAATGAGACAAGGTATTCAAGATATTAGTCCAGGAACGTTACTTGGGCAAATAAATGACTCAGACCCACCTAGAACTGATAGAGGAAGTATAAGTTCTAATAAAAGAAAAAGAAATAAATTATTATATATAAATTTAGATAAGGAGGTGGAAATATAAATGAAAGGTGTAAAAAGAAAAAATGGTAGTGGTAAAGGTACAAGAGCAAATAAAGGTAGAGGAGGATGTAATAATGGAAAAGGAAAATAAACCAATTGACGAAGAGTTCGTCAATACAGAGCAATTTAGGTTTAAAAGAGGTGCTGAGTAAAATCAGCATCTTTATTATTTTTATTATATTATTACATTTATTTTATGATTTTGTACCCGTTTAACTGCCGTTTTAACGCGGTTTAAGGGATCTAGAGAGTGAGATAATCGGTAAGTTGGGATAATATATGACTTATTTGACTTGTGGTATAATTAACTAAAATCGGTTATTTTTCTACCTAATTCTATGTTATATTTATATTTAACTATTATATATAAAAAATGATTTATTTTAATAAATTAACCAATATATAGACATATACGATAGAGTTGTTTAAATATTAAATATGAATAGAATAATGGATATTTTTAGTGAATTTCCTTATATAAATTAAGATTATCTAGAAAAAATTATATTTAAACCTTAAATATGAGTTAAATATGAATAAATTTATAATATTTTAAATAGATAAAACCACATTATCATAGGTTTATATTTAAGTTATATTTAGTGGTTAAATATAAAAACCATAGTATTATTATTAATTATTTAATAATAAATAGTGTATCATGTCCTTATTAAAATGTTAAATTTTTATTCGACCCACATCACATGGTGATGTTGAAAATAATTATGACCTAAAATAATTGCTATATTAAATAATATAATTAACTATATAGATATTAGATAAACATTTATAAATAAAAATATATTAATTTAAATATAATTAAAATGACAAATCAATTACAGTCTGCAATTAAACAACAATTAAAGAAAGATAATCCTACATTTTCAGAAGAAGTGTTAGATAAAAAGTCTTTAGCAATTGTTAAGTCAAAAGAATCCTTCGGGGAAAAATTTGACGATGAGGGTAGATTTATTGTTTCTGAGAATAGCAAATTCTATATTGACAGTGCTATTAATAGTATTGAAGAATGAAAAAAATAAAGATAAGTGGGATTGCAGTAAAAGAGGGTGTGTCCCGTAATAAAAGAAAATATATTTCTAATGAATTAAAAAAGTTTGCACCATCATTAATTGGTAGACCTATTCTAAAAGACCACGAAGGTTTAACTGATAATGTAATTGGTAAAATTTCTGAAGCTCAATTCAATGAAGATGACAAATCTGTTTCTTATTCTGGCTGGGTAAAAGAGGATGGTACTAATTTATTAGAAAAGATTAAGGATGGAAGAATATCAGAAGTTAGTATTGGAGCAATTGCTGGTAAAGTAGTAAAAGAAAATAAAGATGATGATATTGTAATACCTCTTGATATGGAAGCATTGGAATTATCAACAACACCTGTTCCCGGTAATAAAGGAACATCACTGAGTATGGAAAGTAAAGATTATACAGAAGAACAATTAAAAGAATTAATTAATACATACGATTCACAATCAATCGACAAAATTGAACATATAAGCAAAAAGGAGGATTTAAAAATGACAGAATCTACGACAAAAGAAAGTGTTACTGAAAACGTTGAAGTTAATACAATTAATTTTGAGGAAAAGTTTAATGAAATGACTTTAGCTAATGAAGTTCTTGTAAAAGAATCTACAGAGTTAAAAGAAACTATTAGACAATCAGCAATTAGTAAATACAGTGAGTTGTGTAATGTAAAAGGGATTAAGGCTAGAGATTTAGCTGACGCCAACATGGAGATGATTAAATTTGCTACTGAAACAGTAGAAGATTTAGAAACACCAGCGGCAGAAGTTGAAGAACCAGCTGTTGAAGAACCTGCAGAAGAAGCTCCGGCTGAAGATGCAAAGGAAGCAGAAAAACCAGTTGCAGAACCACAATCACAAGAAGCTGAAGCTGAAGAAGAATCAAATGAAGAGTATGACGGATATGTGTTAAGTGAGACAGATACAAGTCTAGGATTTGCATTGTATAAACATTACTAAAAATGGCAATGAACCCGTTAGGATTTGTAGAAGCAAATGATTTCGGAAACCCAAGAGTAGTTACTGGTTACGCTATGGAAATAATTTCAGGTGGACAATATGTTGGTGCCTCAGGTACTACAGCAGCTGTTACATCAGGATTAGCTTCATACGTTAGCTCAGATGTACAACTATTTGTATGTGACGACCCAGAGAATGTAGTTGGAATAGCAACTAATACGGTAGCATCTGGAGGAGTTGTTGCAGTAGCAACAGATACTTTAGTGTTATCAGCATGTATTGGTTCAGTTTTTGCAGGGAGACTTGTGAAAGCAACTGACGCAACTGGTGTTGAAAACTTAGGCTCACAAGTCGTTCCAGCAGATGCAGAAGACGCATCTATCGCAGGGAACAGACTAGGAAGAGCTTATACAGCAGGAGCAAGTGGTGGTTTTGCATTAGTTCATATTAACCCGTAAAAATGGCAGATATGAAATATGTAAAAGAACTATTAAGTACTGAAATTGGGACTGAAGGTAGTTTACTAATACCAAAGAAGATTCACGATAAATTAGTTGAAGAAGTTAATAAGAGGTTAATCCCTCGAACTGAAGCAGCAATAATTATTGGACCTTCTGGAATACCTGGTTCTAGTATTGACGTTGACAGAGAAGACCCTAATACATTAGATATTAGAGTAATCGCTGAAGGTGCGGATATCTCTTTAGATAACCAAACTTACGACTCAGTTAATATTAAACCGGTTAAATATGGTGTTGGAATTAGAATTACGAAAGAAATGCTAGAAGACGGAAAATGGAATTTGTTAGAGAAGAATATTAGAACTGCAGCTAAGCGGTTTGCTGAAAATGAAACTAATTTAGTTATTACTCAATTAGACTCAGCAGCAACAACAAACGCAGGTGGTGCGGCTTTTACTATTTCGGACTTAACAACAATGATGTTAGACCTTGAAGATGAAGATTACTTACCTACAACTATATTAGTTGGAAATGAAGTACTTCAAGATTTAAGAAACATTGATACTTTCGTTGAAGCAGACAAATTAGGAAGCAGAGAAATGTTAGAGACTGGTTTTGTAGGAAGAATCTTTGGACTTAGTGTAATGAGATTTTCTACTAATGCAGCTCCATCTACAACTTATAGTAAATACGCTTATGTATTTGACAAAAGCGAAGCATACTACATAGTTGAAAAGAGACCTTTAACTGTTGAGAAATTTGACTTAACTAGCAATGATATGAGTGCCGCGTGCCTTACGCAAAGAATCGCAGTACAAATTATCCGAACATCAGCTGTATCTAAGACTACTACAAGTTAGACTTATATATAACTCAGGAACTTAAAACCGGAAGATTATCTTCTGGTTATTATTTTTTTTTATTAAAAAAACAGACAGAAATTAAACTTAGACAAACAAAAAGGAGAAAAATAAACAATGGTAGACACAGGAAGTGGAATACAAGGATTACAGAAATTCTTAAACAATGGATTAGGTGTAACAGAAGTACCCGCAATAATGGTAAGTCCAGAAGACAATGTACCGGTAGTATTAACTAGCGGTTTAATGTACGATAATGCAAACGACTTATATTATATGGGATACACTGGAAGTACTTGGGTAAAACTAGGGAGCATAGCATAAGATGGCAAACATGAGAGATGGTTTAGGCTTTGAAGAAGTAAACCAAGAAGTTACAGATACTAAAGTTATTAGTGGAACAAATCTATATGCTAAAGAAGGAGTTACAGCAGCAACTGTTAATGCTACTGGTACAATAACTGGTGAAGATATTGTTGCAGGCGATACAGTTTCAGATGCTGATGGGCAATTATATCCAAATTCAATCGGTTCAGGAACATCAGTATACGGAGCATATATCCAAGCAGGTTCAACTGCATTAGGAGCTGGCTCAGAAGTATGGTTAGAATTTGCAAGAACATTTCAACAAGCACCTATAGTTACAGTTTCAAATATGACTCAAACTGATGGAATATTTGCAGGTAGTTTTAGTGCTGGAAGTTTTTACGCTGCAGGCGTGAATGCATCTGATGAATTTAGTTTCATAGCAATAGGATTATAATTACAATCACTAAACGCCGAAGGGCATGATTGAAAAATCGATAAGGACAAAATGGAGGTAAAAAAATAATGGTAAGAAGCAATAGAATAAAAGAGTACAGATTTACTACAGATAGTTTAGTCTCAGCAGATGGGACTTTAGATGTTTATACATCTTTTCCTTTAAATGGTTTATTACAAACTGTTCAATGGGCTGGAGGTAATTATACAGCAACTGGTAGTCTATCACTAACAACATCAGGAACTGGTGAAGTTATTTGGGAATTAACAAGTGGATTAAATTATGCAGGAGAATCATTTACTAAGTTTCCAAGAGCAAGTTGTGTCACTACAACAAATGTTTCATTAGGAAGCAATGTTGGTGATGAATATGCAGAGATACCTTTACATAACGTAATAAGATTCGTTGGTGCAGGATTAGGAACTGGTAAATCAGGACTTGGATTAAATATAAATTATATATAAATAAAAAATGACAAATGGATTATGGTCGGTAGGAAGTGTTTCGACACATGTAGGAACATTAGTAGGCTGGGGTAACATACCCTCTACAATTAGTGGAACTACTTTAAATAATGTAGTTGAACAAGAAATTAATTATGTTGAACAATATACTTCTGAGACAATTTCAAGTGATGCAATACCTGAAAAATATCAACCAGCAGTTATAGATTTAAGTATGTCTAAGTTATTATTCACAATACAATCAAATTCTGGTGGTGTTGATAATATTAAGTTAGGTGATTTATCGATAGGTGCAGGTAATAGTAGTATGACAGAAATCGCAACAAAATTAAGAGAAGACGCAATTAATAGATTAAAAGAATTACAAAGGACAGTTAGATATAAAAGGGTAATAGGTGGATGTTAAAATGAAACAAACTAAGATTGTTTATTTATTGATTTTTGTTCTTCTAGCAATAACAGTAACATTAAGTTTAGTTAATGCTGGAGACTTTACACCACAAGGAAATGTTAATCTACGAGGAGTTTATAATATTACAAATGCAAATTACGCTTTTGCTAATTATTTTAGTGGTGATGGTTCTTTATTAACTAATTTAAACTTTTCAGCAACATCACATAATTCTTTAAGTGGTATACAAGGTGGTAGTTCAAATGAATATTATCACTTTAATCAAACATGGTATAATGAGATACGAGATTTTGCTTTTAATTGGATTACACAAACAGAAGGAGATGCAAGGTATTTAGAATTATCTAAATATACAGCATTATCAAATTTTACAGATGATTTAGGAGATAGAGGATACACTAATTTATTCAATTTTACAAATGGTCCAGGATACTATAATTCAACAAATCCTCAAGCAGAATTAGATCCTGAAGCTTACAATGGAACTTTAATGTATTCTTCAAATTGGAATGCAACTAATGAAAGTTATTATTTGAAAACAAATCCTTTTGCTTTTTATAATTCAACTACTTTGCAAAATGTTTCTCAGTTAGTGAATGATAATGGATATTATAATTCCACAACAATTC